CCGAAAGAACCGTTGAAACCGATACTACCGCAAAGCTCATTAAGGTTGAGGGATTCAAGCTTGATTTCAGCACACCCGACGATTGCCACAGCTATGCGGACTTGCTTGCATACGCAAAAAGCCACGGCTACAAAACAGGCTGGGCATATTTTCAGGCACGAAAGAGAGGTATGATAGCTTGACAGAAGAACACGCAATTCAGAACAAAATCCGTATTGCAATTGCACCGTACTGCGATATTTTCCGTATAAATGTAGGTGCAGGCTTTACAAAGGACGGCAGATATTTCAATACGGGAGTTCCGCCCGGATTTTCAGATTTGTTCGGTGTCAGGAAATCAGACGGAAGGGCGGTCTTTATCGAGGTTAAAACACCCAAGGGCAGACCTACCGAAAAACAGCAGAAATTCATACAGATGATGAAACTCAACGGTGCGGTAGCAGGAATATGCAGAAGTGCCAACGAAGCAATTAAATTAATTTTGGAGGAATAATCATGGGTTTTAAATCAAACTGGAACGAAGCAACACAGGGCAGTTCAATCAAGCCTGAGGGTGATTATGAGTGCCTTATCGCTAAGGTTGAGGAGAGAGTAACAAAGAATGGCAAAGAAAATCTGAACATCTCAATGGTAATCAGAAATGATGTTGAGCAGAACTATAAAAACGGATATATATTTGATACATTGTGGAAGAAGAAAGAGCCTACAAACGCAGACTTGCAGGTCAAGGGATACAGCTATGGTCAGATTATGGCACTCGGCAAGGCGGCAGGACTTCTCGATGGCAAGGAGTACGACAGCCTTGAACAGTTCTGCGGTGAGCTTGTCAATAAGCCGTTGCGTGTAACTATAAAGCACGAAGAATACAACGGAAAAACACAGGAGCGAGTAAGCTGGAGAAATCCTACAAAATATCCGACTGTAAAGCATATTCCAAAGCAGACGACAACCAATACAGCTACAGCCTATGCACAGCCACAGCAGAGTTATGCCCCTGCACAGACAGCAAATCAGGGCTTTGTTGATATGCCGATTGACGATGATTTGCCGTTCTGATTTTAAAAAATTTCTTCGGGAATTGCATAAAGCAGTGCAATTTTCACCGTGCTTTTCCTTATATATGGAGGTGAAAAAATGGGCTTTACAAATTTAAACCCAAATAAAAATAAATATTTTGCAGTTCCCGAGGAATTGAAAGGTTACAAAAACTGGGTGTGCTGGCAGTCATATCCAGATCCGAAATCGCACAGCGGAATTTCAAAGAAGCCCGTCAATCCAAAGACGGGCGGACTTGCTCAGTCAAACAATCCCGACACTTGGTCGGACTTTGAAACGGCAGTCAGAGAATCTGCCAAATATTCGGGTATAGGCTTTATGTTCTCAAATTCACCGTTTTTCGGTGTTGACCTTGACGATATGCCGAATGACATTCAGGACTACCAAAACGGCGGAGCTGACAACATAATCAGCGAGTTTGTGAACACTCTGCAGAGCTATTCTGAATTTTCGCAGAGCAAGACAGGCGTTCACATAATCTGCAAGGGAACTCTTCCCGAGGGCAGAAGAAAGGCGAAGAATGATTCGGGCGGTTTTGAAATGTACGAAAACGGCAGATTCTTTGTTGTGACAGGTGATTACTGCTCTGCATATGCGTACATAAACGATTGCACCGAAAGCATAAAGCCGTTGCATTCAAAGTATCTCGGCAAGGCAACAGAGCCACAGCCTAAGCTCCGTAACATTGAAGTTAATCTGAACACAGTTGACGATATTGTCAGAGCCGCCTGCCATGCCAAGAACGGCAGTCTTTTCAAGGCTCTGTACAGCGGTGACTTTTCGGCTTACTCGTCACAGAGTGAGGCGGATATGGCTTTTTGCAATATGCTTGCGTTCTGGTGCGGTTGCGATACCGACAAAATGGATTCGATTTTCAGACAATCAGGCTTAATGCGTGACAAGTGGGACAGAAAACAGTCGGGTACAACCTACGGCATTATAACCCTGCAAAAGGCTGTGTCGGGCTGTACACAGACCTATAACCCAAAACAGCATAACGATTATTCAATTTCAATCGGTGACGGCAAGGCTGTTCAAGCGGTTGACGAAGAAAAAATGCGTGCCTACACCTTTGACGATATGGGCAATGCCAACAGGTTTGTTGATTTATTCGGAGATAATGTAAGGTATTGTTACACTGAGAAAAAGTGGTATTACTACAATTCAATGAAGTGGTGTGTTGACAATATCGGGGTAGTTTTGCGAATGGCGGACAAAAGCGTTGAGGCTATGAAAGCCGAGGCAAAGCTATACTTGCAGGCTGATGAGGAGAACGGCGGAGATATGTCAAAAGCATTCGAAAAGCATATGAAATCAAGCCGTTCCAACAAATCAAAAAAAGCAATGCTCAACGAGGTTGAACACCATATCCCCGTACTTCCGGCACAAATGGATAAATACCGTATGGCACTAAACACCCCAAGCGGAATAATCAACCTTAAAAACGGCGAAGTGAGGGCGCATAATCCCGAATATTATTTCACAAAGATTACTTCGGTTGACTGTTCTCAAACGGCAGAGTGTCCCCGTTGGCTTGCATTCCTTGACGATATTTTTGCAGGCGATAAGGAGCTTATTCGCTACATTCAAAAGGCGGTCGGTTACAGTCTGACAGGCTCAACAGCCGAGCAATGCGCATTCTTCCTTTACGGCACGGGACGAAACGGCAAGAGTACATTCATTGATGTTATCCGTGATGTATTCGGCGATTATGCCGCAAACATTCAGCCTGAAACAATTATGGTAAGAAACTCTCAGAGCAGTGCCATAAACAGCGACATTGCACGGTTAAAGGGCGCAAGACTTGTCACCTCGGTTGAGCCGAACGAGGGCGTGCGAATTAATGAGGGACTTCTCAAACAGCTTACGGGTGACGATACCGTAACGGCAAGAAAGCTGTACAGCGAGGAATTTGAGTTCAAGCCCGAGTTCAAACTGTGGATGGCGACAAACCATAAACCGATTATCCGAGGCACTGACACGGGCATATGGCGAAGAATACATATGATACCGTTCAATGTTCAGATTCCCGAGGATAAGGTTGATAAGAACCTTACGCATAAGCTCAAAGCCGAAATGACCGCAATTTTCAAATGGTGTATCGACGGCTGTATTCTGTGGCAGAGAGAGGGTTTGAAAATGCCGTCTGCCGTTCTTCAAAGCGTGAGAGAGTACAAGCGTGAAATGGATGTTATTTCCGCCTTTATCGAGGACAGATGTGTGTTAGAGGGTTCGGTTCAGGCAAGCACGCTCTATGCTGCCTATACAAGCTGGGCGGGGGATAACAACGAATATTGTATGTCAAATACCAAATTCAGCACCGAACTTGCCAAACGATTTGAAAAGGTAAGAGGCAAAAACTATAACTTTTTCAACGGCATTTCACTTTCTAAAGATTGTTGAGGTGGAGGGTGGTGGAGGGTTTGACGGTTTTTCTAACCTTTCGTATAAGAAAAATAAACTAATATTATATATATAGAAAGGGTTCTTTAAAATAGCCCCAAACCTTCCACTACCCTCCGAAAGAGGTAATATGAAAAAATATGATTTTAACAATCCACAGGTGTTTGAACAGCTTGAGGATAAAGCAATTGACGGTCAGCTTGATTACTCAGACTTTCCTCCGCCCGAATATAAATACTTTTCAAGGCTTGCAAAGGTCGGCTACAACAACCGTCATAAAGGCTGGGACATAAACATCTGCCTTGAATGGCAGGACAAGCTCAGAACGGAGTATAAGCGTGATAGGGACAACGCAGACGAATACCGTATGCTCTCACAAAGAATTATGGATAATGTAAAGAAAAGCGCCGACTTCGTCCGTAAGATGTATCAGTCCCAAACCAACGAGCAAACCGTAATCAATGCCCTACAAGCCTTAGAATGCCTTACCAACGAAAACGGCTTAACCAAAAGAATAACCGAAAAATTAAAGGAGAATGAAGAAAATGATTGATTGTAATATTACTGCAAATTATTTTGCCGAAAAAGAGAGGCTGTGTGCAAGCATTTTGGAGTGTATCGACTGCCCTTTAAGACACGGTAACGATTGCACAAATATTGAAAATAAGTACCCGAAAAGGGCAATCAGTATTGTACAGAAATGGTCAGATAAGCATCCGCAAAAGACATATCTTACGGAGCTTTTGGAGAATTATCCGAACGCAGAGCTTGATCACGGAGTACCAAAGGTTTGCCTAAAAAAATTAGGAGCTGTTTCGGGTTGTGCAAAAACAAAAAAAGGTAACTTGCATATTAGCTGTTATAGTTGTTGGAATCAGCCTATTCCTATTGAGGACGGTGAAGAGCGATGAGAGAAATATTATTCAGAGGTCAAACTCGCAGATATGGCGAGAAAGTCAGATTAAACGGTGAGAAAATAAAAAGTAATTGGGTTTACGGAGGTATTTTCCCACAGAATGGTGATGGCGATTTTGCAATAATTTATCAGCAAGAGCCTACAGTAGAAAAATATCCCGTTTACGCAGATACAGTCGGTCAGTACACAGGCTTGACCGACAAGAACGGCACGAAGATTTTTGAGGGGGATATTGTAAAATATGGTGATACTGTTCATAATGTAGTGTTTGAACAAAGAAACGGAACAGCGTATTTTGGTCTTGTGTATTCAACACTTGAAACCTTATCGTTTGGATATTATCAAGATTTGAAACAAATTGAAGTAATCGGCAATATCTATGACAATCCCGAGCTTTTGAAGGAGTGATATAGATTGACGGTTAAAGATTATTTATATTCGGTCAGAGTTTCAGACAAGTTAATCAGAACGAAAGAACACGAGCTGTCGAAACTTAGGCTGAATATTGCACAGGTATCAGTTAAGCAGAACGAGCCTGTTAAGACATCAGGAGTGAATGACCCTATGCGGATTGTGGACAGGATTGCAGACCTTCAGGCTGAAATCAATCGGGAAATTGACAATCTTGTGCGGTTGAAAACTGAAATCCGCAGTAAAATCAACGCACTTGACGATTACCGTTACATTGCAATTTTGACCGAGTATTACATAAATTGTCAGAGGTGGGAGGATATTGCCGAGAGTATGGAAATGAGCGTAAGGCATACCCTGAGATTGCACAGCGAAGCGTTACAGGCGTTCCGAAAAAAGTTCGATTTCTCGTAAAATTATTTTGAAATGTCATTGAATGTCACCCTTACCCTGCGTATAATGGTATTATGAAAGTTTGACAAACAGGACATATGTAGAACTCTCCTAAGATAAAAATTGCACAGACCGCTCTCGTTTGAGGGCGGTTTTGTGTTGTGTGTGGTTATTTTATACAAATTATTACTTTCTTAATTGTGCGGTTTACAGAAAAATGTAAAATCTGTTGAATTGTGTCAAATAATATGATAGATTAGTGATATATTACAACTAAGGAGAGTTGCATATGAGCGAAGAAAATAAGACAAAAACCTGTTTTGTTATAATGCCTATATCAGACCAGCCAAAATATCCTACAGGTCATTTTGATAAAATATACGAACAGATAATTGTTCCTGCTGTCAAAGAGGCGGAGTTTGAACCTATAAGAGCAGATAGCGATCAAATATGTGATCCGATAATGCAAAAAATTTTGAAAAATTTAGTTGAATGCGATATGGCAATTTGTGATTTAAGTTCAAGAAATCCGAATGTTATGTATGAATTAGGAATTCGACAAGCCTATGGTAAAAAAGTAGTTTTGATACAGGATGATGCTACTGATAAAATTTTTGACGTAGCAGGAATAAATACTGTTTTTTATAAGAGAGATAGATTGTATGAAAATGTTATTAAGGCAAAAGATGATATTGCTAATGCGATAAAGGAAACTTATGAAAATGGTTCGTATTCATTATTAGATATCGCAGGTTTAAAAAATGTTATTTTAGATAATCAGCAATCAAAAAATAATGATATTCAAGTTAGTAATCGTGTACTTGCAGATATAATGATTTCACAATGCAAAGACATAGATAAATTAATAAACGGCACAAGAGATGTTGATTTACTTTTGGAATATTACAAAAAGATAGCAACAATTGTAGGCAAGGGCGAAGAGAATAAAACTATAACACCGGAAGAGCGTATAAGGTTGAAAAATGCCCTTTCAAAAATAAATGATAGAATGGGCGAATTAAGATATAATAATTGAGAGTGCATTTAGTACTCTCTTTTCTTTTGCTTATTTTTAGAAATTTCAGACAAAGAGAGGTGATACCGTGAAAGACAAATTAAATGCAAGGCAGAGGAAGTTTGCGGAATATTATGCGCAGAGCGGTAACACCGTTCAGAGTGCCATTATGGCGGGATATTCCGAGAATTACGCAAATGCAAGAGCGTATGAATTGTTGGAGAATGTTGGAGTTTCAAAATACATCAAGGAGCTTTCCGATAAGCTCAAGGACGAGCGCATTATGAGTGCAAAGGACAGACAGGTTGCTTTGTCCGACATTGCAAGGAATGACGATCAGGACACATCCGACAGAATCAGGGCGATTGACACGCTCAACAAGATGACGGGCGAATACACCGTTAAGGTTGACGCAAAGGTTGAGCAGTCCGAAAAGCTATCCGATGTGTTCAGACAGTTGGGTGGTGAGGGACTGAGTGAGTAACAAATTTCCGCTGTCACAAAAGTATATCGACTTTATCAACACAACAAATGTGTCGGCTGAATTTCTTGAAGGCACTACAGCCTCAGGAAAAACAACAGTCGGAGCAGGCGTTAAGTTTATGCGAATGGTGTCGCAGTCGCCGAAGAAGCTTCACGCAATTGCCGCCAAGACAACTGGTAAAGCCGAAGAAACCATTATTCAGCAGGATAACGGTATTCTCGACCTGCACCGCAACGCTGTCTATTGTGGTAACGGCGACAAGGATTACAAGCTGCCGCATATCAAGTTTGAGGACAAAATTATCTATATTCTCGGTTACAGCAGTCGGGATAAGTGGGAAATGGTTCTCGGTGCGCAGTTTGGGTGCGTTTATATTGACGAAATCAACACCGCCGATATCGAGTTTATCCGAGAGATGTCAACCCGTAATGATTATATGCTTGCAACGCTGAATCCCGATGATCCGAGCCTGCCTGTGTATAAGGAGTTTGTCAACCGCTCCCGTCCTTTTAAAAAATATGAAAACGATGTTCCTCCCGAGATTACGGCGGAGCTTACCGAAGAACCTGTACCGAATTGGCGGTATTGGTTCTTTTCTTTTGCCGACAATTTAAGTCTTACACCCGAACAGATTGAAAAGAAAAAGAACTCTGCACCGAAAGGTACAAAGCTCTATAAAAATAAAATCTTAGGTTTGCGAGGCAGAGCAACAGGTCTTGTGTTCCCAAATTTTGAGAGGGCAAGACATATCAAATCAAAAGAGTGGGCAGGAAAGTTTTTGAACTGTAACCGCAAGTCAGAACACTTTGTTCAGTTCACCGCAGGTCTTGATACCGCCTATTCGCAGAAGTCGCCTGACACTATCGCAATGACATTTTACGGCATTACCAATCACGGCAAGTGTGTTCAGCTTGATGAAAGAGTTTATAACAACGCTGAAATGCAAACACCTATTGCCCCGAGTGACACGGTGAAGAATTTTATTGATTTTCTTGACCGCAACCGTGATGAATGGGGCTTTGCACGCACGGCTTTTATTGACAGCGCCGACCAAGCGACTATTACCGAATTTCAAAAGTATAAGCGACAGCACGGCTGTGTCTATGACTTTGCAAATGCATGGAAGAAAACGAAGATTATCGACCGAATCAATCTTGTACTCGGCTGGCTTGCCACCGACTGTTATTTTGTGCTTGACCATTGCAAAAACACGATTGCCGAGTTTGAAATTTACAGCTGGCGAGAGGATAAAGACAACACACCCGAGGACGGTCACGACCATTGCATTAACAGCGGTCAATATGCGTGGCTGCCGTTTAAAAATATTATTGGAAGTGAAATAAATGGGGCTGATTAACAGAATGGCTGAATCTATCAGATCTGGAATTAAAAACTTTTTGCAGATTACTCCTGCAAGCGACAAAACAATTACCGTCACCGAAACAAGCAATCATCTGACCGAGTGCTTTATCAATCGCATTTGGTATTGGGGCAACAGTAGACAGCTTGCGGAGCTGTACAGGCAGATTGATACAAACAAAACTATGTTTTGGGCGGCAAAAAGCACAAAGGGGCTTGAAATCCGTAAAATACATACGGGCTTGCCGGCACTCATCTGCGAAACGCTTGTGAATATCGTAATTGCCGACTACAACGGCACAGATGTTACAAGCAAAAATTCAACCGCTTATGCAGAGCGTTGGGAAGACATTGAAAAGCAGAACAAGCTATCCGACACGGTTAAGCAAATGCTCCGTGACCTATGTGTTGTCGGTGACGGTGCTTTTAAGGTCAGCTTTGACACGGCTGTATCAGATGTGCCGATTGTTGAATGGTATCCTGCCGAAAACATCGACTTTACATATGTGCGCGGCAGAATCCGAGAGGTTAAGTTTTACACCGATTACATGCAAAAACACCGCCGTTACCGTTTTGAAGAAACCTACGGTTACGGCTATATTCACTATGCTTTGTATGATGACAACGGCAAAGAAATTGACCTGCACACGGTTGACGCTCTTTCATGGATTGATTCAAAGGGCGTTACATTTGACGAATCATATATGTGGGCTGTACCTGTCCTTTACGGCAAATCGTGCCACAAGGGCAGAGGTGCAGGCATTATCGGCATAAAAACAGACGCTTTCGACAGCCTTGATGAAGTGTGGTCACAGTGGATGGACGCACTCAGAGCCTGCCGAACAAAGCAGTATGTGCCTGATTGCCTTGTTCCGAGAAATCCCGAAACCTGTCAGCCGATATCGCCAAATCCCTTTGACAACCGATTTATCACCGTGGGCAACGATATGTCTGAAAACGGCAACGGCAACAGGATTTACACCGAAAGTCCGCAGATTCAGCACGAAAGCTATTTGAGTTCATACATTACTGCCCTCGACCTCTGCTTACAGGGCATTATATCGCCGTCAACTCTCGGCATTGATACGAAGAAGCTTGATAATGCAGACGCTCAGCGCGAAAAGGAAAAGACAACCCTTTACACAAGGCAGAACCTTGTAAAAATTACGCAGAACGCACTTCAAAGCCTTGTTGCAGTTGTACTCAATGCAGACGGTGAACTTAACGGCAATGGTATTGTTGAGGGCTTGGAAGTATCCGTAAACTTCGGCGAATATGCAAATCCGAGCTTTGAAAGTCAGGTTGAAACCGTGTCAAAAGCAAGACAGGGCGGTTTGATGTCAGTTGAAACTTCGGTTGACGAGCTTTACGGCGACAGCAAGTCGGAGGATTGGAAAGCCGAAGAGGTGCAGAGAATTAAAGAAGAACAGGGCATTGCAGGCGAAGAAGAAAAATCGGAGCTTGACGATGTTGACCTTACCGACATCGAAGAGCCTGACGATAACGCAGAAGATGAAGAAAATGCGGAAAATAATGCAGAAAAAACCGAAAGCAATCCCGAACAGAACGATACACAGGTAAACAATGAGTGATTACAATATCAGAGAAGCCTTTGAAAAAATCGAAGATGAACTGATTGACAGCATGATGCGCAATTTCAGCCGTCACAGAGCCGAAGAAACCAAAGAGGGTTACAACTGGACACAATGGCAGGCTGAACAGCTCAAAAGTCTTGAAGAGTACCGTAATCACAACGCAAAGAAATTCGGCAAGCGTTTCAAAACCATTAACAGCAAGGTTGAGGAGATGATTCGCACCGCCAAAGCTGACGGAAATGCAAGTCAGGAGGCAGAAATTCTTGAAGCTGTCAAGGACGGTTTCAAAGCCCCGAAAAAAGCCGTCAGCACACAACACAGCCGAGTTTTTTAAGGTGAATGACCGTAAACTTGACGCACTCATAAAATCGACCACAGACGATTTAAAGAGGGCAGAAACGGCAGTTTTGCGTATGAGCAACGACAAGTACCGCAAGGCGATTTTTAACGCACAGGTTGCAATGAACACGGGTGCGGTTACATACGAAAAAGCCGTTGATATGGCTTGTAAAGATATGCTCAACGCAGGTCTTAATTGTGTGGAATACAAGAACGGTGCAAGGCACACGCTCTCGGATTATGCGGATATGGCGGTTAAAACAGCCAACAAAAGAGCCTATCTGCGTGGTGAGGGCGAAAAGCGAGCCGAATGGGGAGTATCCCTTGTTGTTGTGAACTCAAGACAGGGCGGTTGCCCCGATTGTGCAAAATATATCGGCAAGGTGTTTATTGACGATGTTTATTCAAACGGCAAAAAGTCAGACGGAAACTATCCGCTTCTCTCAACCGCAATCAAGAACGGTTTGTTTCATCCGAGATGTAAGGACAGCACAAGTACATATTATCCCGAACTTGATGATTTGGACGCACCGCTGTCTGACGATGAAATCAAAGAGCTTGACCGTCAGCGAGGAATTGAGGAAAAACAGCAGTATGCACAGCGACAGGCAGAACGCTTTGACCGCTGTGCCGAATACAGTCTTGATAAGGACAATAAACGCATTGCCCAAACCCGAGCCGATGAGTGGCACGATAGGGCGAATACGCTTGAAGAAAAGGCGAAAAAAGCAGGGAATGTTAATAAAATCACCGCTGAATCTGTTGCAAAATCGGGTAAAAGTGGTATAATAAAAGAGAAAAGTAAAAAGCCTATTACTCCGATAACCGATAAAGCTATCAGTCGTATTCCTAAAGTTGATATTGAAGGTTATACAGAGGAGCAGTGTTTGGAAATTCAAAAACAACACAAGGAGCTTTTGAAATTTTCAAAAGAACAAAATGAAAATAAAGAAGTTGCCTTCGTGTTAAAAAATGATGTGTCCAAAATGATTACAGAGCCTATTAAAGGAACTGATGAAAAAATAGATTTTGGATCAGCACTTCAAGGCAAAGATTTATTTGTTATGCACAATCACCCGAGAAACAGCAGTTATTCTTTAAATGATATTATCGAATTTATTAAGAATGATAGTATAAAAACATTTACTATTGTGAAAAACGATGGCAACATTGAAGTATTAACAAAGTTGAAAGGATACGACAGACTATCACTTTTAACAGAGTTACAACGAATGGGAAAAAAGAGGATAAAAACAGGTTCTGATAGTGAATACAGAAAGGTTATTGATAAATTTTTAAGTAAACATCAAGAAGGAGGTTTATTTGAATGGAAGAAATAAACAAATCTGTTTTAGATGGTTCTAACGAAGAAGCTTCAAAACGTCTTGACGAAATAATTAAAGAACTTGAAAAACAAAGAAACAAAAGCTAACCGCTCCGTAAAAAGGGCGGTTTTGTTGTTTAACTTGCCGAGAATATGTTCAGAGTAAGAAAAACGGCTTGTTCACGGTATTGCTTAACTTGCCTGCAACTTGCCGTAACAAAATTTAACACATCAAATCAGCACTTTGAGAAATCAGAGTGCTTTTTTATTGCATTTAAACTGGTCGAAATCGACCAGTTTAAAATATTGAAAAGGTGGTGATAGAATGAAAATCAGAGTAACAACAGCATTTAATGACAGGCAGAACGGCTATGTAACCCGACCTGTGAATGAAGTTTTTGAATGCTCCGAGCAGAGAGCAAAGGAACTCATTGACGGCGGCTTTGCAGAAGAGGCCAAGCCTGACGCTCCCAAAAAGCCGAGAGCTAAAGCAGAAAAAGCAGTTAAAACAAAAAAAGCAGATTAAGCACTTTACGAATATGTAAGGTGCTTTTTTATTGTCCGAAGACATTAAACTACGGGAGACACCGTGCAAAACTGAAACAGAGAGACACTCTATAAACTGATTACGGGAGACACCCGAAAAACTGAAAGGATATGAAAAAATGGCAGAACCAAATCCAACACCAACCCCCAATGAACCGACACCTGCACCGCAGGGAACACCACAGGGAAACGCTCCTGCCTTTGATTACGACAAGCTCGCAAGCCTTATTACAGGCAAACAGAGCGTGACAGAGGACACCGTTTTGAAGTCGTATTTTAAGGAGCAGGGATTGTCAGCCGATGAGATGAAAGAGGCTATCGGTGCTTTTAAAAAGCAGAAAGCCAAGAACACTCCCGACTTTGCAAAAATGCAGTCGGAAGTTGAATCCGCAAACAACGCAAAACTTATGGCAGAAGTCAACCAGTCGGCAACCCTCGAAGCCGTAAAACAGGGCGTTGACATTGCAACCGTTCCGTATGTGCTTAAAATTGCAGACTTTTCAAAGGCTGTGACAGACGGCAAGGTCAATGCGGAAAAGCTGACAGAGGCTGTTAAAAAGGTGCTTGATGATATCCCCGCACTCAAGGGCAAACCTGCCGAGAACGGCACAGGAGTTAAGAAAATCGGCGGTGACGGCAACGGCAACAAAAATTTAACAGAAGATGCCTTAAGAGGAATTTTCGGCATCAAATCTAAAAAGTAAGAAAAGAGGTAAATAATTATGGCAGTATTAGAATACGCAACTATTTTCAGTAATGTATTAAGAGAATTGTATGGTCAGGCCCTTACTTGCGATGACCTTTACCACTCAAACTCTGACATTCAGATTATCAACGGTAAGGATATTAAAATCCCGAAACTCTCGGTCAGCGGTTATAAAGACCATACACGAGGTGCAGGCGGTTTTAATTCGGGTACATATTCAAACGGTTACGAAACCAAAACCCTTGACCACGACAGAGATATTGAGTTTACTATCGACCCTATTGATGTTGACGAAACAAATATGGTAGTGACTATCGCAAATATTCAGACACGCTTTGAAAAAACACAGGCTATCCCTGAACTCGACTGTTATACTTACAGCAAGCTTTATACAGAGGCTAAGCGAGTTGGTGCAACAGTAAAAACTACTGCATTAACTGCGGCGAATGTGCTTGCAGATTTTGACGATAACCTTGAGGCTTTCGCCGAAGCGGGTGTACCGCTCGACAGGGTTATTCTTTATGCGACACCACAGTACAAAAAGCTTTTGAAGAATGCAGAGGGTATTCAGAGAACACTTGAAATCAGTTCCGCAAAGGGCATTGACCGCCGTGTTCGTTCCGTTGATGATATTGATAAGATTGTAGAAGTGCCAAGCTCAAGAATGAAGTCTTTGTTTGATTTTACAAACGGTTGTGTTGCTGACAGCTCAGCTAAGCAGATTGACTATATTCTTATTGACCCGGAAGCACAGGTGTCAAGAGTTAAGTATTCATATATCAATGTCTATACTCCGGGTTCTGACAGCCGAACAGCTGATAATTATATATATCAGAACAGAAAAGTTAATGGTACTTTTGCCATTGACGAACTTATGAAGCAGGGCGTAATCATTCATGCCGAGGCTTAAAGCGAGGTGAGAAAAAATGAAAGCAATCAAAGACAATAAGTCATATACAGTCAACACAGACGAGGAAGCTAAGACTTATGTATCCCGTGGTTATGATATTCAGGATGACAACGGCAAAATCAAAGAATATGGATTAGGCAAGAAAATTTCTGTTGATGATTACAATACTTTGAAGAAAGAAAATTCAAAGCTCAAAGCCGAAAACAAAAAACTTAAAGAGAGTATCAAGTCAGACACAAAGGAGTAAATCTATGTATGCCGATTACATTGAACAGCAGGGCGGAGATGAAAACAGTATTATCTCTGCCGAACACATTGATGTTCTGACTTTTGACCGCATTGATTTTGAAAAACTTTCGGAAATGCAGAAGAGAATCATCGGCAGAGTGCATAGCAGACTTACTGCTTTTGAAGAAGAAAATGCCGATATGATTTCTTCCTATCTGAAAAGCTATTCAATCAACGGCACATCAATGGAATTTGGTGCAAGCTGGAACTTAATGTGTATCAGCGGAGTGGCAATTCCTGCCGACCTCTATGCGTTGCTAAAATCAACAGGACTTTGTTATCCTGCAATCTGAAAGGTGCGTGAAAACCGTGAAATTTCCGTCACTTGTAAAAAAGCAGTTCTGCAAAACTCCTGTCGAGGTCACAATCTACGGTGAGGGAATAACCGAGGACGGCTCTCCTGTTATCGCATTTGAGTGCAAAAACCTGTATCCCTCCGAAAATCTTTATCCGTCAAATCTCCGCTGCGGAGGCAATGCTGTATGCAATGTGCAGTCAAAGGCAAAGACGGTCTATACCAAAGAGCAGAAAATTGTTCAGGTGTCGGCTGTCTTGCTTTTTGACGGCGATATTGCCCCCGACAGCCCCACTTTAAGCGGTGGCTTTGTAATCCTTGACGGCGTAAAACGAAACATCGTACAGGGTACAAAACACCGCAACCCCGACGGCAAAGTTAATTTTACGGAATTGGATGTGATTTAATGGGATTTTCAGTATCATCAAAAATCAAACTCAATATGCCTGTTGTAAAACAGCTTGATAGGGCAAAGCAACAGGCTCTTGAACAGACAGGTGACGCACTTCTTAAACAGGTGAAAAACACGCAGGTAATGCCGTTTGATACAAGCATACTTCAAAACGATAGTACCGCTGTTGATTATTCACAAAGTGCAAATGGGGTAGTTAAAATTGTGTCAAGCACTCCGTATGCAAGGCGGTTGTATTTTCATCCCGAGTATAATTTCAGCCGTAAGGAAAACATTGCCGCCGGCGGTAAATGGTTCTCACCGTGGCTTGAGGGCGGTACACGGCAGAATTTTTGCAGTCAGGCATTTGTGAGATTATACAGAAAGGAAGCAGGACTTTGATTTACTTATCGGACATCAGAGATTGGCTCAAAAGCGTTACCTCAGCCGAGCATTATTACATCGGCAAGCTTGACAACAAGCAGGACAGGTCAATCGGTGTGTATTCATTAAAGCAGTCGGGAACACCCACAAGGGCAATCGGCGGTGAAAGTACCTACGATACAATAAGCATGTCTTTCCTTATCCATTACACCGACAACGCAAGAGAAACCGAGGAGTTTGCACGCAGACTTTACGAAACGCTTTACGGCATTAAAAATGTTGAAATTAAGGAACACAAAATCTATATAATCGAACTGCTCACGGAAGAACCCGTTGATGTGGGAACAGACGACAAGGGTGTGTATGAGCAGGTCATTGAAGTTAAATTTTATTACGAAAGGAAGTAATTTTATGGCAAAAGTTGAATCGGGAGTATTCCCGTGCTATGAAAATCAGTTTGCGGTTGGCAAGGCAGGAACAGAATCCGCCACGACAAATATTGCTAACTGCGAAGAATTTTCTGTTGCATTTGACAACGGTGTCGAGGAATGGACAGCCTTTGAAAACGAGGGCTGGAAGTCAAGGCTTATGACAGCAAAGTCAATCACAATTTCGGTAAAGGGCAAGCGTACAATCGGTGACGCAGGCAATGACCAGATTGCCGCCCTTGCATTTGAAAACGGCAGAAAGGCAGAAGTTTCGTTTATGTGGACCTTTCCCAACGGTGCAACCGTCCTCTTTAAAAATGCAGTTGTATCCGTTACATCAAACGGTGCAGGCGCAAGTACGGGTGTTGCTCCGCTTGAATTTGAAGTTATGTCAAACGGCAAACCCGTATATACAGCAGCCACTTAAAAAAACGAAAGGAATGAACGATTATGTCAAAGTTAATTGATATTACAGACAAACTTAATTTTGAGGAAAAGCCGAGTGTCAGAGTTAAAAATGTTGACCTTGCAATCAACAATGACGCAGTTTCAATGCTCAAAGTTGCGGCACTTTTTGAGGACGGCAACGGTAAAAGTAAAGATGTTATCGAAATGTATCATCTTCTTTTTGATGAATCCGAGAGAGAAAAGATTGAAAAGTTAAAGCTGAATATGCACGATTTCAACGCCCTTATCAGCGAATCTGCCAAAATTGCAACAGGCGATTTGACTGATGAGGGGGAAGCTCAGACCCCGGCTACGACCTGATTGATGACTTTGATTTAATCGTGTCGAGCTTTCGCTCGGAGTACGGGGTTAGCATTTATTCAAAGGATTTTGCAAAAATGAGTTGGAATGAGTTCTGCTCACTTCTGCAAGGCTTAGGACCCGAAACACCGCTTGCAAGAACGGTTCAAATTCGCCTTGAAACCGACAAAGAGGTCTTGAAAAACTTTACTTCGTCACAGCATAAAATCCGCAACAAGTGGCGGTCAAGGAATATAAAGCACTATTCAGACGAAGATATGAACACCGTTCTTGCAGAATTTCAAAACTTCTTCGCTAATCTGTAAATTTGTACATAATTTTCACTGTATCTACAAAATTCTTGACAATGTTAATATATAGTGATAAAATGTAACGTACACTAACAAATTTATTAAGGAGAGTGTATGTTTATGAAATGTCCACATTGCGGAAACGAATTAAAGGACGATGCAAAATTTTGCGACAAGTGCGGTGCAGGCTTTGGCGGAAACGATTCAACCTCGGCAACCGTAAATCCTGCAAATGCAAAGAAGAAAATTTACAAGCGTTGGTATTTTTGGGTTATTATCGTTGTTGCTATTATGATTGTTGGCGGTGTAAACGGTGCAATTAACGGTAACAGCGGTTCAAACAAATCAAAGCAGGAAACTACTGTTGCAAATCAGAGTTCAGAAAAAGCAACTGAAAAAGCGACAGAAGCACCGACCACAAAAGAAGTTGCAACAGAAAAGCCTACTAAAGACCCGAAGAAGGTTGAAAAAGAATTTAAAGACGGTTGCAAAACAATCGACTTTAAAACTCTTTCAAGAAACCCTGACAAGTACAAAGGTAATGACTACAAGTTTGAAGGTCAGATTATTCAGGTTCAGGAAGGCTGGGGCGATTCGGTTGACCTGAGAATCAATATAACCAAAGAAGAAAATGAGTATCTTGATGAACCATTGTGGACTGATACAATCTACGCAACTGTAGAAATTCCTGACGGTGCGGACAAACTCCTTGAAGATGATGTAATCACATTCTGGGGAACTTGTGACGGCGACTATACATATGAAACCGTAATGGGCAACAATGTGTCACTTCCGAAAATCGACATCAAATACTACGAACTCAACAACTAAAACAAAAAGCCACTCCAAATGGGGTGGCTGTTCTTTTGCAAAATTTTTAAGCGTACATCATAACGGTGTGCGCTGTTTTTATGCCTGTTTTTAAAGAATCTAAAATGAAAGGAAGTGGTGAATATGGCGACAAAGGCGGGTGAAATTGAACTTGATGTCAGGCTGACAGGTGATGATATTTCAAAAACATTGCATAAGATTTCCGATTCAATTACCAAAAAGTTTGATTCGGCGTTTTCAAGTCTTTCAAAAGATTTTGAAAATGTAAGCACGGATATGAAACAGTCCTTTTCAAAGGTTGCAGAGGGTGTTTCTCAGAAAACCGATAAAGAGTTTTCAAATATCAAAAGTAGCGGTGAGCAATTAAGCAATTCGGTTTCATCTTCGTTTAAGAAAATAGGAATGGCTGTGGTTGCCGCTTTTTCTGTTGCAAAAATCAAGGAGTTCGGTCAGCAGTGCATTGAATCGGCTGCGGAAGTCAATGCGGCAAATTCGCAGTTTGAACAGACATTCGGCACAATGCAGTCACAGGCAGAATCAGCCATTCAGAGCGTTGCCAATCAGAGCGGTATTCTTGAAACCCGATTACAGGGTATCGGCACAAGCATTTATGCCTTTGCAAAAACTACTGGAATGGACAGTTCAAGTGCTTTGGGTATGATGCAGGAGGCTTTGCAGGTAACAGCCGATAGTGCCGCATATTATGACCGTTCGCTTGAAGATACCGCAGAAAGCCTGAAATCGTTTCTCAAAGGCAACTTTGAAAATGATGCCGCACTCGGTTTGTCCTGTACTGAAACCACACGAAATACGGCGGCTAATAAGCTGTATGGCAAGTCATTTATGGATTTGTCGGAATCGCAGAAACAGCTCACGCTTTTGCAAATGGTCAAGGACGCTAATCAGCTTTCGGGTGCTATGGGACAGGCAAGCCGTGAAGCAGACGGTTGGGAGAATGTAACGGGCAACCTCAGAGAAAGTTGGAAACAGCTCCTTGCCGTAGTCGGTCAGCCTATTCTTCAGGTGGCAACTCAGGTTGTAAAGCGGTTGAGTTCCGCACTTGCGACTTTAACGGAATATGCCAAAGGTGCGGTTGAATCGCTCTCAAAGGTCTTCGGTTGGGATACAGGCAACAACACAGCAAGCAATATCAAATCTGCGTCCGATTCTGCCAAAAGCCTTACGGATACGGCAGATGACAGTTCAAAGTCACTTGATAATGTTCAGAAAAGTTCCGAAAAAGCAAAGAGAAGTGTTGCGGGCTTTGATAAGCTGAATGTGCTTTCAAGCTCTGACAACTCATCTTCAAAGTCAGATACATCTTCATCAAAAAGCTCATCGGGCGGTTCATCGGGCGGACCTGTTGCAAAGAATGTTGTCAAGGACACAAGCAAAAACCTTTCGGGGGCATTCAAAAATCTATACGAAAAAAGCGGATTCAAAGGCTTTGTCGAGAATGTACAGAAAGGTATTAACAAGGTTGATTGGTCAGCTATAGGCAAGAACTGCAAGACTGTTTTTGATAATGCTGTTCCCATAGTTCAAAAGGCATTCGGCACAATGCAAAAGGTCGGTTCTGCAAAACTCGGGGCAATCGGCTCTGCATTCGGAGCGGTTGCGACAATCGGCGGAAAGTCATTTCAGACCATTTCAGGCGGTGTTGCTAAGTGGATCTCAAAAGACAAGGAAAAGATTATCGGCTTTATCGACACCATAGGCAACAATCTTACAAACGGCTATAACAACCTTTCAATCTTTTTTGATAATTTCGGTACACTTGCAGGAAATGCAATTGACAATGTTCGCCCTCAAATGGAAGAATCAATTTCCAATCTTTTAAGCGGTCTTACAACCTTTGCGGGCTCAGTCGGCGAAGTTGTTTCGGGTGCGTTTTCAACTGCAACCGAAAGCCTTGTTGAATGGACTGAAAATGACGGTGCAACAATCACTGAATTTCTCGAAAATTTACAATTGCAGTTTGCAGATGTGTTTAACTTTATCGGTCAGATTTTCGGAGATATCGGAACAATTATCAGTAATTGGTGGAACGGCAACGGACAGCAGATTTTTCAGAATATCTGCAATATGTTTACCAATATCGGCACAACCCTTATGAATGTTTACAATCAATGGATTAAGCCTGCGTGGGATTTTATCGTAGCAATCGTAAAATCAGCTTGGGAAAACTGGCTGAAGCCTGTTTTTGAGGGTGCAATAAACTTCTTCGGTAAGGTTGCAGACTGTGTTTCAACCGTGTGGAATAACTTCCTGTCACCGTTTGTAAACTGGCTTGTCAGTTTTTGGGGACCTATATTTCAGAATGTTTTCAATGCCGTAAAAAGGGTGTTTGATAATGTGTTTACATTTATCGGTGGGTTGGTTACCTCTATACAGAAAACATTCGGCGGTCTTATTGACTTCATTACAGGAGTTTTCTCAGGCGATTGGAAAAAAGCATGGCAGGGTATCTACGACTTCTTCAAAGGTATTTGGGACGGCATTTGTGCCGTGTTTAAGTTTATTATAAACGCTATCATTGACGGCATAAATGCGTTGTGGATGGGTATTTATAATTTCGTTTCGGGTGTTGTTAATTCAATCGGCGGAATTGCGGGTGTTATCGGCGCGGCATTTGGACAGGATTGGAACTTTTCAATGCCTGAAAATCCGCCTCTTATTCCGAGATTTGAAGAACCCACGGAATCACCGGCACGAAAATTTGCAAAAGGCGGTATTGTTAAAGCTCCGACACTTGCGGTTGTCGGCGATAACGCAGGCGCTAACAGCGGTAACCCTGAGGTTATTTCCCCTCTTAACAAGTTACAGGGTATGCTCGACAATTCGGGCGGTCAGGATACAGTGATTCTCACACAAATTCTTGACCTGCTTAAACGCATTTATGAAATGTTCATTATCTTTCGCAATAACGGCGGAAACACTTATTCGTTTACTGCCGAGCTTGAGGGTTCAACGCTTTTTGAAGAAATGATAAGACAGGATGAGCTTTACAGACGCAGACACAACGGTAAATCCGCATTTGCATAAAGGGGGAAATGATATGTCAAATTATAACGGCTATTTGCTTAAATTCGGCAACAACATAATGCCGAATAAGTACATTACCGCATTTTCATCAACTCCGAATCAGCGACTTGAAACTTCTGCGGAACGAGATCAGAACGGTACGCTTCAAAGGGCAACGCTGCCAAATTACAAAACAAAAATTTCGTTTTCAACTCACATTCTTCATCTTGACGAAAAGATTGATTTTCAGTCGATTATCAACCTCTCAATGGCGAATAAGTTACAGAGAAAGTGCAGGGTAACTTATTGGAACGATGAAACAAACAGCTATTACACCTCTTATTTTTATATTCCCGATATTGAATATACCGTAATGAATGCCGAAAAGAATGATATAACCTATCAGCCGATTACTGTTGAGCTGATTGAGTATTAAGGGGTGATTCTTAAAAATGCTTGTATCTAAAGAAATTGCTGATAAGCTGAAAACAAACACACTTTACAACACCGTTGCCCTGCATTCCCCCGACGGCAGTTTTGAGGATATAACAGGTGAAAGTATCGTGCTTGACAGTTTTTCGCTTGAAAATGAAATCGTTGAAAAAGAATTGAAATTCGGCGGTTGCATAGCCTCTGAAATGAGTGTGAAACTCATTGATTATGATTGCTCGGCTTTGATAGGAAAGACGGTACAGGTCATCATAACGGCAACATATCTTGAATCAGAGCTGTATCCGTTAGATGATTTGTACCCGTCAAATACTCTTATTTGTCCTGCCGAAACAGAAACGGTTGAATGTCCTGTTTTCTACGGTAAAATTCAGTCGGCTCAAAGAGATAAAAAACAGCGTAACATCGTCAAAATCACAGCCTATGACGCTTTTTATGATATGTCAAAGGTGGATGTGTCTTTGTGGTTTGCAGGCAAAGAGAACGAGGACGGCAGTTTTGCTTATGGTTATGCGCACTATCAAAAAGACGATAATTTTAAGAACTTTTATTCAATAATCGCAGAATTTGCCAAAGATTATGCAATTACAGGGGTTTCACCGCCGAGCTTATCTGTCTTTAGTGTACCGCTGAAATTTGATGATACCTGCGTGGAAAAGGTTATAAAGGACATTACCTTGTCAGATTTAATCCAAGCTTATGCAGAATTAACTTTGAGCTTTGCCGTTATAGATGCCGACGGAAAAATGCGTTTTAAAAGGCTGTATTCTCAATCTTCCGTTGAAACAATCGATTCGTACAAAGATTTATCCTTTGAAGATTACGAACTTGAGCCTATCCGTATGTACAGTGCTAAGTTTGCTGATAAAAAAGCGTTTTTGTATGGCAACAGTAACGATTTTTCTTGGTATGTTTCCGATAACATTTTGATGAGGTGCAGAACAACAGCAAGTGATATCGGCACAAAATATA